GAGAGATTGGCGCAGCAAAATCAACATCGGATTGCTATTTAACATTTAAACCAAACGAAAATATCGACACCCAAGTCAGAGTTTTCCAAAAAACATTGCAAATATCACCAAAACAAGATAATAAAGAAATTGATTTGCAAAGTGCTTTAATTAGATCTGATGTCATTTCCCTAAAATTTGAAGGTACTCAAATTTCAACTAAAAGAGATTTTAATCTTACACATAGAGGATCATCAATTTTTAGAAAAGTAGTTGATGGATCATCAAATTCAGCAGTTGATACAACTAACGATACCGTTTTCATTCCAAATCATTTCTTTGTTACCGGAGAAAAAATAGATTATCAAACAGAAGGTTCTAGAATTGGAATAGCAACTACTACCATTTCAGGTATTGGAACAACTAGTTTATTACCTTCTTCTCTTTATGTTGTTAAGATAAACGATAATTTAGTTAAATTTGCAGAAACACCAGAAAAAGCTCTTAAGAGAATTCCAGAAGTTCTTAATATTACATCTGTTGGAGTTGGAAATTCTCACACTTTTTCTTCAAATTACAAATCGAACTCAAAATCACTCATTTGTATTGATAATATTATACAAAATCCATTAGTTGCTACTGCGAGAACAACATTCGTATCTTTTGATACTGATGATGTTAATTCAAATTCTATTATCATTTTTAATAATACGGATGGTTTTTATGCAAAAGATTTAATTAAAATAGATAATGAATTTTTATTAATTACTGATATTGGAATTGGTGGAACAAATAGAGTTGCTTGCAGAAGAGAGCAACTTGGAACAGTTTCTGCAATTCATGTTGCAGGGTCAATAATCACAAAATATGATGGAAATTATAATATTGTTGATGATATGATCTATTTTGTAGAATCTCCACACGGTGGGGAAGATAATAGATATTCCTCTTTCCAGGGAAGAATATTCTTAAGAAGTCAAACAGTAGGTTCATCAAATACTGCTTATTATCAAAATAATATCTTCGATGATATTAGTAATCAATTTAATGGTATATCAGATAAATTTACTTTAAAAGTTAATGGTGAAAATGTTAGTGGAATAGTTTCCTCAAATTCAGTATCTGCCGGAATATTATTAATTAATAATGTTTTTCAAAAACCAAAATATCCAGCAACAGGAATAGCTCAAACTTATACATATGAAGTTATAGAAAATTCTGGTATTAGTAGTATAGTTTTCAGTGGAAATCCAGTAGGATTGACAACAAATGGAATAATTGGTCCGATGAAATTTGATACTAATAGTTCAAGTTTACCTAGAGGTGGAATAATTGTTTCTGTTGGATCAACACAAGGATATGGATTCCAACCTTTAGTTGCTGCTGGAGGAACATCCATTGTTTCTATTGCAGGAACAATTCAATCAGTATCTATTGGAAATAGTGGATCTGGATATAGATCGGGCATTCAAACATCTATTAATGTTTCGGCAATAACCTCCAATGGAAAAATTAATATAGGAACTGCTAGGGCACTTGATGGAAATATAATTTCTGTAGCAGTAACTTATGTTGGGTCCGGATTTACATCAACAAATCCACCATTAATTGTAATTGACTCTCCTCTAAATTATGAAAATATTCCATTAGTATATGATTCATCAAATGCCGGTATAGGAACAGAAGCAACTGTGGATATTGTAGTGGGATATGGAAATAGTGTAATAGATTTTAATATCTCTAATAGTGGATATGGATATTCCGTTGGAAATATATTAACCTTCAAAGTTGGTGGAACTACAGGAATTCCCACAATAACATCATTACCATATAGACCTTTCCAATTAAAAATTGAGGAGACATTTAATGATAAATTTAATGCATGGTATCCTGGACAGTTTGTTGTTTTAGATGATATCAATAATCAATTTGATGGCAGTAGGAAGATCTTCACACTGAAAGAAAATGGTGTTATTGCTAATTTTGTTTCTAAGAGAGGATCTCCAATAGATCTAAAACAAAACTTACTTGTTTTCATTAATGATATTCTACAAATTCCAGATGATTCTTATATTTTTAATGGAGGATCTCAAATTCAATTTTTAGAGGCACCAAAATCAGGAGATGGAGTTAAAATACTCTTCTTTAAAGGATCTGATTCTGATGTTTTAGATGTGGATATTGCTCCATCCATTAAGGTTGGAGATAGAGTAAAATTAACAGATCAACTTTCAGGATTAAAAAATATATATACTCAAGATCAAAGAGTTGTTTCTGAATTACAAACAGTTGATACTGTTCATACAGTTCCATATTATGGTCCAGGAATTACTTCAGATTCAAGTATTATTAGAACTATTGAATGGTGTAAGCAAAAAGAAGATTTTTACCTTGATGAAATATTAATTTCTAAAAGTAGAGAAGAATTAAATTCAAATATATTCCCAGTTGCAAATATAATTAGACCTATTGGTGTCGGAAGTACTTCTATTTTCGTAAATAATTCAACAATTTTATTTAATTATTATCCAGAAGTTCTTCCCTTTGCAAAACAAACTTTAAATATTATATCTCAGGAAGAAAAAACCGTTGCAATTGCAACTGCAATTGTTTCTATTGCAGGAACAATCTCAAACGTAATAGTAACTAATGGAGGAACTGGATATTCAAATTCACCTTCAATTACAATATCTAAATCACAGACTAATTCTTCGGCAATTGCAACTTGCACTGTAAGTGGATTAGGATCAATATCTTCTATTAATATAACGAGTTCTGGATTTGGTTATACATCTTCAAATCCACCTCAAATTTTGATCAGTCAAGATCCAGTAAAAATTGAAACTATAAGAAATGCAAAATATGAAGGTGATTTTGGAATCATTACTGGAATAGGAACAACTAGTGTTTCTGGAATTTATACTGCAATAACATTTGATTTTTATATTCCAAAAGATTCAGTGTTAAGAAATTCTGATGAAGTTGGTACTGCATTAACGTGTTCTGGAATACAAACAGGATACTATTTTGCAGTGTACGATTCTATAATTGGAACAGGGGTAACATCGATTAATGATGATGAAAGTATTATTGGGATTGGAACATCTTATCTCGATAATGTTTATCAAGTATTTGATGTTAAAAACAGATTTGGAGATGCTGTTGGTGTTGGAAGTACAACTGATATTGTGAGAGTTACCGCAAGAGTATCTTCATACAACAATCTTACTGGAATTGGAAATAGTCAATTTTTTGGATTCTTTAGTTGGGGAAGAATTTATGATTTTGATAGATCTTCTTTACCAAAAGATTTTCCACTTTCAATAACAAATGGCATATCAGGATTATCTACATCCCCATTGATAGTCAGAGCCAATCCAATGAGATCTCTATATACATCATAAATAAATAAAAAACTTTAAATGGCTGCTATAATTACAAATCAATTTAGAATATTAAATGCTAATAACTTAGTTTCTGGAATTTCTTCTAGTACTGATAGTTATTATACTTTTGTTGGATTACCAAATCCAAATGAAATTGATTCTAATTGGGACATTAACACTCCCAACCCAGTAGACAATTTTGATCAGTATAATTCTTTTTGGGATAGTATAATTGCACTTAAGAAATTAAATTCATCAGATGTTTCTCGTGTAATTAGAAAAATTACATGGTCTTCTGGAACGACATATGATATGTATAGGCATGATTATTCGGCAAATAATCAAGCTCCAAATAGTGGGTCAACTAATTTATATGATTCTAATTTCTATGTAATGAATAGTGATTATAGGGTTTATATATGCATAAACAATGGATCTGATCCAGAAAATCCTCAAGGAAAGCCATCTTTAGATGAACCAACATTTGTTGATTTAGAACCAAGAGCAGCTGGAGTCAGTGGTGATGGTTATATTTGGAAATACTTATATACGATTAAACCATCAGAAATTATAAAATTTGATTCAACTAATTATATTCCAGTTACATCAAATTGGTCAACTAATAGTGATGTTGCATCAGTAAGAGATAATACTTCCACAAGTAAACAAATAAAAACGGCACTTATAATTGATAGGGGAGAAGGATATACCCCAAATACATACAATAATGTCCCAATCAAAGGAGATGGTATTGGAGCCTTTTGTTCAGTTGTAGTATCGGAAGATCAAAAAGTTTATTCCATAAGTATAACAAATGGTGGTTCTGGTTATACCTATGGAACTGTTGATTTAGAATCAGCAAATATTACCAACAGTACTAGTGATAAAGATGCAGAATTTTTAGTAATAATTCCACCACAAGGAGGACATGGATTTGATATCTATAAAGAACTTGGTGCAAATAAAGTTTTAATTTATTCTAGATTTGAAAATGATAGTATTGATCCAGATTTTATAACTGGAAACCAGTTTGCAAGAATTGGAATTGTTAAAAATCCACAATTTTACAATTCTACCAATGTTTTAACTAAGCAAAAAGCAAGTGCTTTATATGCACTTAAATTAACTGGATTAACAACTTCCACATCATTTACCTTAGATTCTCAGATAACCCAAACTATTGGAGTTGGATCTACAGCTATTGGAAAAGTTGCTTCTTGGGATAATAGAACAGGTGTTTTAAAATATTGGCAGGAAAGAAAATTAACTCTTTCTACACAAAGAGACGCATATGATAATCCAGTATCTCCAATATATGGATATCAACTTCATAAATTTACATCAACTCCCGATTCTGGAGGGTCTGTGATAATTTACGGTGGAACAAATAATTTAGCAATACAAACAAATTTTGGAACAACGAACAATCCTGGTATATCAACTGAGATAAATAATTTTACCTATTATCTTGGGCAAACATTCATCATGGGAGTATCTTCTCCAGAGGTACAAAAATATTCTGGAGAAATTTTATACATTGATAATAGACCATCAATTATTCGAACTTCCAATCAAAAGGAAGATATTAAAGTTATACTGCAATTCTAACTATCATGCCACAGGAAACTAATTTAAACAGAACTCCATATTTTGATGATTATAGTCCAGATAAGGATTTTTATAAAGTTCTTTTTAAACCAGGATATTCCGTACAGGCTAGGGAATTAACAACTTTACAATCAATTCTACAAAATCAGATTGAAAAGTTTGGAACTCATTTTTTTAAGGAAGGATCTAGAGTTATTCCTGGAGCAGTAACTTATAGTTTAAATTATAGAAGTGTTCAGATTGAGCCAGAATTTTTAAATATTCCAGTAAAATTATATCAAGATAATTTAGTAGGAAAAAGAATAAAAGGTTCACAAAGTGGTGTAACCGCAGTTATTAAAAATTCTGAAGAAAATCTAGATACAGGAAACATAATTCTTTATATTGATTATGAGAATTCTGGTAATAATTTTTCTGATAATTTATTTTCTGACGGTGAAAATTTAATAACTTTAGATAGTATTACATTTGGATTATCCAATATTATTTCGGAAGGTGAAGAATTTGGAAAGACAATTAATTCCAATTCAACAAATACTGGATCAGCTGTTTTCATTTCGGAAGGAGTATACTTCATAAGAGGATATTTTGTTAGAGTTCCATCACAAACTTTAGTTTTAGATAAATTCTCAACTACTCCAACATACAGGGTTGGATTGTTTATAAATGAAGAAATTGTAACCGCAGATCAAGATGAATCTCTATATGATAATTCCAGAGGATTTTCAAACTATGCTGCGCCTGGAGCAGATAGATTAAAAATTTCAACTACATTATCAAAAAAACAAATAGATAATTTTGATGATGAAAATTTTGTAGAATTGCTTAGATTAAACTCAGGTGCAGTAGAAAAAATAGTAGATAAAACACAATATAATATTATTGCAGAAGAACTAGCAAGAAGAACATATGATGAATCTGGAGATTATTATATTACTCCATTCTCAATAATTCCAAAGAATAGTTTAAACAATAGAATTGGTAATGATGGATTATTTTTTGAAAATCAACTTACTCCAAATGGGAATATTCCTTCTGATAATTTATTAACATATAAAATTTCTCCAGGAAAGGCATATATTAGGGGATTTGAGGTAATAAAAGATGGTCAAACATTCATTGACATAGAGAAACCAAGAACAACTTCTACTGTTGAAAATGAAGGAGTTGGATTTAATGCAGGAACTTCACTTTTTGTCAACAATGTTTTGGGGCAACCATCAGTTGGAATTGCAACTACGTCTATTTTAAGTTTAAGAGATTCTAGAGTTGGAACAAATAAAACTCAAGCAGCAGGAAATGAAATTGGAGTTGCAAGAGCTTATGATTTTAATTTTGTAAGTTCAACTGGAATTACAACTACATATCAACTTAGATTATTTGATGTACAAACATTCACAACTTTAGGATTAAGTACAAATATTACTCTTTCTCAATCAACCATTATTCAAGGTAAAAGTAGTGGTGCTAGGGGATATGTAAGAACTACTGTATCCGATTCAGATTCTATAAATTTATATGATGTTTCAGGAAGATTCTTAAAGGATGAACCACTTATAATAAGTGGAATAAGTACATATGGTCAACTTGTAAAATCTATAAGAGATTATTCATTATCCGATGTAAATTCTATTTTTTCATATAGAGAAACATCAACTTCAACGTGTGGATTTAATGCTGATGTTTTACTAGATGTTGAATTATCTCCAAATATTAACATTGTAAATACTGCAACTAAAGTTTTTGCGCCATCATTTACAATAACTGCTAAAGATCCAAATAGTGGTATTTCAACGATTACTTCAGCAACAACTAATTTTATTGGAGTAGCAACAGTAGGAAATATAATAAGTTATACTATACCTGGATTTTCTACGATTACCTATAATAGAATTTCTTCTATTTCTGACAGTGGAAGAGTTTTGGGGATTTCAAGTATTTCTTCAGTTGATGGTGTTTGTGATGGAAATACACCTTCTTTGCAGGTTGTATCTACAGATCTTTCCATTAGAAAAACAAGAATTCAAAACACATCAGATCCATCATTCACATCTCCACTATCAAAAAATAATATATCCACAATAGATACAGAAAATACTGATGTAATTGTTAAGAGGCAATATAATATTGCGTCATTTAGTTCAAATACGATAACTACCCCAACTTTAGACACAGATTTTACATATCAACCATACGAAAGTGGTAGATATGTTTTAACTTATTCTGATGAGAGGGTGGAGAATTTATCTTCTGGACAATTTTTCTTTACAAATGGATTTAGAAATTTAGAGATTAAGAACTTAAGTGTTTCTAGTGGAACTAATGCTACACTTATAGTAACTTTAAAGAAAAATAAAGTTAAAGAAAAAATCAAAAAAATTAATAAAGCAAATACGTTAATAATTAATAGATCAAACAATATTGCATCTGGAACGGGAAGCACTACATTAAATGATGGACTTACATATAGTTCTGTTTATGGAACTAGAATTCAAGATAATGAAATTTCATTGAATGTTCCAGATGTTGTAAGAGTGCTTGGAATTTTTGAATCATCAGATACAAGTGATCCAGCACTACCAAGTATGACTTTTGTTTCAGCATCTTTGACTGGACCAAATAAAGTTGCTAGTGATTTAATAGTAGGTGATACTGTAATAGGTGCAAAGAGTAATGCTGTTGGAGTTGTAATTTCAAAATCAACATCGTCAATAGAATTTATTTATTTAAATACAAATTCATTTATACCAGGAGAAACAGTTTCATTTAAAGATTCTGGCATAACTGGTGCATGTAATGTTGTTTTAACTGGAGATAAAAATATAACCTCAGAGTACACTTTAGACAATGGGCAAAGAGAATATTTTTATGATTTTTCTAGAATACAAAAAATAAATTCAGCATATAATCCAACCAAAAAAATCAAAATAGTATTCCAAAACTATGGCGTAGATTCTTCCGATGTTGGAGATATATATACCGTCGATAGTTATCCAATTGAAGAATATTCTTCAATTGGATTTTTTAGAGATAATAGATTAAGTGATTTAATAGATATAAGACCAAGAGTAAGTTCATATAATACTAGTTCTTTAATATCACCATTTGAATTCAGATCAAGAGTATTTAATGGTTCTGGACAATCTTCACAATATCAACTATCCCCAAATGAAACTTTTATCACAAGTTTTTCGTATTATTTACCTAGAATAGATAAATTATTCTTAACAAAAGAAGGCACTTTCCAATTACAAAAGGGAGTTGCATCCGATATACCAACAGCACCTTCTAATGTAGATGGGGCACTTGAAATATCCTCCATAGTATTACCAGCATATCTCTATAATATTGATGATGCAAAAATTACATATGCAATTCATAAGAGATATAGGATGGAAGATATTTCCAGGCTTGAAACAAGAATTGCAAACTTAGAATATTATACTCAACTGTCTCTTTTAGAAGTTTCCACTGATTCGTTATCAGTAAAAACTAATGGATTAGATAGATTCAAGTGTGGATTCTTTGTTGACAATTTTAAATCACATTCATCACATGATGTAAATAGTCCTATTTTTAGAACAAGTATTGACTCTGGAAAAGGATACTTAAGGCCATTGCATTATACAACTGCAATAGATCTAATTGCACAATCAGCAGCAATAGGAATAGGCGTAACAGAAGATACTGATGTTGATTATAGATATGAACAAAATGCTCAGGATGAAAATATAAAGAGAAATAAAAAAATAATTACACTTTCATACACAGATAAAGTGTTCGTGAAGAATGAATTTGCAACTAGAATAGAAAACGTTACTCCATTCTTAGTCACATCATATTCTGGCAATATTGAACTTAATCCATCTTCAGATACCTGGGTTAATACAAATAAAATTAGTTCAAATAAAGTAACTATTGAAGGAAGTTATAATGCAGCAGTTCAGCAACTAGAAATAGACAAAAAGACCGGATTTAGTCCAATAAATTGGAGGTCTTGGCAAACAGATTGGATTGGTGTTGATGTATCCACAGATTTTTCTGTAGATATAAAAAATGAGGTAATTGGTCAAAAGCAAAACAAATTTAAGAAAAGAGAAAAAATTATTGAAGATGGTGAGCACATTGGTGGGAGAATAACAAAAGGAATAAGAACAAAAACAACAACTGCAGATAGATTAACCACGGCATCAAAAGTTACAGTAACAAATTCTATTGGACAATCAAGAGAAGGTATAAGATGGAATGTTACTGAACAAATTGACAGTCAAATGCTTGGGGCAAGAATTGTCAATAATGAATTTATAAGATTTATGAGGGCAAGGAATATTGAATTCATTGCCCGAAAGTTAAAACCAAATACACAAGTTTATACATTTTTTGACAATGTAGATGTTAATTCTTATAGTTTTCCCAAACTATTAGAAATTAGCATGACTGATAAAGTGTTTCAAGTTGGAGAAACAGTACATGCGTATGATCCAACCAACACATCGCAAGTTACTGCAATTTTTAGAGTAGCTCAGTCCAATCATAAGTATGGTCCATACAATGCTCCGACAACCACATATTCAGTCAATCCATATGACACTGCGAATTCAATTCCAAGTTCATATACATCTTCATCAACATTATTAAACGTAGATACTGCATCTTTAGAAGAAGCTGCTATTGGTAAATTCTATGGATTAATCAAAGATCAAGCAGTATTAATAGGACAGAGTAGTGGTGCAAAGGCAAAAATATCTGCAGTAAGAATCATAACGGATGATGTTGGAACTGCAATAGGTTCTTTCTTTGTTCCAGAAACTACTGCGATTTCATTTGAAACTGGGATTAAAAAGTTTAAAGTTACTAATGTAAAAGATAACAATCCAATTCCGGGATCAATTAATAGTAGTGCGGAAGAAGAGTTTTACTCTCAAGGATTATTACAAACATCTCAAGATACTGAACTTGGAATCAGAAATGCCAAAATTAGTAAAGATGTTCGTTCAGAAAAAAGAACACTAAGTGCTTCAGATACTAGCAGAACAGAAACCTTACAGTATATTAATAGAGAAACAAAAGTAGAAGAAAAAATCAAATCAGTTAAAGAAGTATATAAAGATCCTCTTGCACAATCATTTATTGTTGGTGATCAAAACGGAGTTTTTGTTACTAAATTAGATCTATTTTTCTATTCAAAAACAACTTCAAAAACTCCCGTTACAGTTCAGTTGAGACCAATAGAAAATGGTGTTCCAACATCTTTAATCTTACCATTTTCTGAGGTTGAACTTTTACCCAACGACATCCAAACTTCAGATGATGGAACATTAGAAACAACTATTGAATTTAATGCTCCAGTATTCCTAGAGAATCAAAAGGAGTATGCAATTGTATTGTTGACTGATTCTACGGACTATCAGGTTTGGATATCGAGAATGGGTGAGGAAGATATAACAACTAGAAATAAACCAGAATCTGTTAAGAAAATAGTTTCTCAGCAACCAACTCTTGGATCCCTATTTAAATCACAAAATGGATCTACTTGGGAACCAAGTGGATATGAAGATTTGAAATTTACTTTATACAAGGCAGAATTTACAACTGATCCCGGATCAATTTCATTCTATAATCCAATAGAGGGTGGTGATTACAATACTTTTGAAAAGTTAAATCCAAAGGATATAATTGCAAATTCAAACAGATTGAAAATTGGATTATCAACTAGTATATCCGGATATAATCAAATTGTTCCTGGTGTTAGTATTGGAATAACCAATAAATCAATTTCTGGCAATCTAATAGGAATAGCAGGATCCGTTGCAACAATTAATGTTTCTGGAATAGGATTAACTTCTTATTCTGTTGGATCTGGATACACTTCTGCTGCATTTGTTGGTCTTGAACTTGAAACAATAACCGGAGAAGGGTCTGGTCTTATTGTTGATGTAACTTTTGCAAATGGAAAATTAGATTTTGCTTCCTCTGGAATAGTTACCGTCAGAAATGGTGGATATGGATACAGAATTGGTGACATTGTTGGTATTCCAACATCAGTTTCTTTCGGTAGTGGTGCAAGATTATCGGTAAATCAGATTGGATCATTTAACACATTATTATTAGATAATGTTCAAGGAAACTATGATAATGTAACAGGAAGTAGAGTTACATATGTGACTTCTTCCGGAATAACCAGTTATATTGGGTTATCAACTGTTTCATCCATCACTCAAAATAGCACTTTTGATGGATTACATTTAAAAGTGAATAGTTATAATCATGGAATGTATTCGACCAATAATTTGGTTAGAATTAATAATATGAAGAGTGACTTAAAATCGGCAAAACTAGCATCTGATTATAATTCAACAGAAACAACTGAAATAAAATTAGATTCAATATCAATATTCTCATCATTTGAAAATGTTGGAGTTTCTACAACTAATCCAGGTTATGTAAGAATTCAAGATGAATTAATTAAATATACTGGAGTAAATGTATCCACAAATACTCTTACTGGAATTACAAGAGGAATAGATGCAAATATTGTTGAAACTGGAATTGGTCCAGCAGCAGCGCATAGTGTAAATGATGATGTGATGAAATATGAGTTCAATGGAGTTTCATTGAGAAGAATTAACAGAGTTCATAATATGTCATCTCCATTAGCAACTGTTCCAAACCCAATCGATATTGATAATTATCACGTAAAAATTGATATGAGTGATACTGATTATGGAGTAAATAGAAGTAATAATCCTGACGGATTGGCAGATCTTTATTTTAAAGAAACAAAATCCAATAGCAACTTCAATTATACAGCAAATGATTATGTAACCTCTTCAAAAAATATTGTATTTTCAACAGTAACTCCAAATGTAAATGTTTTTACACCAAAAGGAACTGGAGTAAGTTCTAGAATAAGAACTGTAAGTGCTACTAGTGTTGATGGATCAGAGGTTTCTTTTGATGATATGGGATTCGAATCTGTTCAAATCAACAATATCAATAACTTAGCATCGTTGAGAATGATTTCAAATAAAGATAATGAAGATAGTAAGATGACAGATCTGCCTGGAAATAAATCATTTACATTTGCTATAGATATGTTTACAGCAGATCAAAATGTTTCTCCTGTAATTGATATGGAAAGAGTTAATATGATCCTGACATCAAATAGATTGAATAGACCAATAACACTTTGGACTGGAAATAATGATATTATACTAGGAACCAAAACAGAAACTGGGGATCCACATTCTTCAGTATACGTGTCAAATATTGTTAATTTAGCAAATTCTGCAACATCAATTAAAGTTTTATTATCTGCATTCAGACCAGATACATCTGAAATAAAAGTGATGTATAAGATTTTCAGGCCAGATTCTGATCAAACAACGTCCACGTATGAATTTTTCCCAGGATATGAAAATATTGATGATAATGGTCAGATTATAGATCCAACCAAAAATAATGGAGATTCTGATCAACTAGTAGAACCAAGTTCAACTGAAAGTGACTTTAAAGATTATGAATTTAGTATTGATAAACTTCCAGAGTTTAATTCATTCTCCATTAAAATTATTATGACAGGAACAGATCAATCTCGTGTACCACTTATAAAAGATTTAAGAGCAATTGCTTTGGCTTGATATGAAAAATTTAATACCCGTAGAAGGAAGACCAAATCTTTATAGAGATGCAAATTCCGGTGCTATTATTAATACTGATAATAATGCATATAAACAACATTTAAAAAACTGCAGAAGAATTCAAGAAGAGAAGGATAAAATCAACAAATTAGAAGATGATGTTGAATCTATAAAGAATGATCTTCTTGACATAAAATTATTATTAACTTCTCTTCTCAATAAAACATAAATATCAATATAAGGGTAAATTGTAATGGCTCAACCATCAACAAGACAAGAACTTATAGATTATTGTAAAAGAAAACTTGGGTATCCAGTTTTAGAAATTAATGTCGCCGATGAACAGATTGAAGATCTTGTTGATGATGCTGTTCAATATTTTCAAGAAAGACACTTTGATGGTGTCATGCATATGTACTTAAAGTACAAAATAACCCAAGAAGATATTAACAGAGGACGAGCTCGTACTACATCTACATCAGGAATTACAACAACTACTGCAAATTCTACGATAGTTGGGGCAGCAACTACATTTTCTTTTGAAGAAAGTTCAAATTATATTCAAATACCACCAACTGTTATTGGTGTAAATAAAATATTTAAAATTGACGGGAACAATACAGTATCTCAAGGAATGTTTAACATTCAATATCAATTGATGTTAAATGACGTTTATTATTTCAATACTATTGAACTATTGTCATATACTATGGTTAAAAGATATCTTGAAGATATTAGTTGGTTATTAAATCCAGAAAAAATGGTGAGATTTAATAAAAGGCAAGATAGGCTTTATATAGATATGGATTGGGGTTCTGTCAGTGCTGGTCAATATTTAATTATTGATTGTTACAGAGTATTGGATCCAGCAGATTCTCCAAGAGTTTGGAACGACTCTTTCTTAAAACCATACTTAACATCTTTAATCAAAAAGCAGTGGGGTCAAAATTTAATTAAATTTAGAGGAGTTAAACTTCCAGGTGGAGTAGAACTTAATGGAAGAGAAATATATGAAGATGCGGTAAATGAATTGGAGGATATTAAAAAGAGAATGATGACGGAATTTGAACTACCACCACTTGATATGATTGGATAATGTTAAATCCATTTTTTTTACAGGGTTCTCGTGGAGAACAAGGATTAATACAAGATTTAATCAATGAACATTTAAGAATGTTCGGGGTTGAGGTATATTATTTACCAAGAAAATACATAACAGAAAAAACAATAATAAAAGAAGTAATACAATCAAATTTCACTAATGCATATCCAATAGAAGCTTATGTTGCAAATTATGAGGGATATGCAGAAAATACAGATGTTTTGACTAAATTTGGATTAACAATATCTGATGAATTGACTCTGATAGTTTCTGCAGAAAGATTTGAACTTTATATTCAACAATTAATTAAAAATCAACCAAATATTAAATCAAGTGTTAGACCAAATGAAGGAGATTTAATATTTTTTCCTTTAGGTAATAAATTATTTGAAGTGAAGTTTGTTGAAAGGGAAAAACCTTTTTATCAATTAGGGAAAAACTATGTATATGAACTTCGTTGTGAATTATTTGAATATGAAGATGAAG